GTGCCTAATAATGATCCCCCGCCCCTTTCAAAATACTGTCATTCAGTTAACGGATTTACGTACTTCGCTCACACAAAAGCAGGCGCAGAGATTTTCCCAGCGAGAATTTTTCAATCACAAGTGCTTGACCCAGATAGCGTCCCGCAGGGTTTCTTTGATGAACTCGAGGACGAAATCACGGGGCTCTCATCGGTCCAAGACATTCCAATCGTCGGGTGTAGAAAACATATTTACCGGATAGATGGGGCGTTTGATGAAGTGGGTCGTGGTGGAATGTTTCACCGAAGAATTTCCGATCATGCGGGCTGTATTTCTCATGAGAGTTTTGTGCAGGCCGAAGGCGGTTTATTTTGGTGGGGTGTTGACGGAATTTATTATACCGAAGGTTTTAAGTGTATAAAAGTCACAGACCATTTAGATGAAAGATATAAAACATTTTTAGCGACACTCGGCACACAGCAAAGAAAAGTTAAGGGTGTGTATAATGATTTTGAGAGATGTATTGTGTGGACGGCATCAACAACTTCTAAAGGTTTAAACTTAGAAGAGTGTGATGCGGTATGGGTTTTAGATCTTTCTTGGGGTATTTCTAACGAAATGACCTCTTATTTATGGCAGGGGCAAACTACATTTTTTCCAACTAGTTTAGTGCTTTTTAACAATGAGCTTTATCGTGCAGATAAGTTTGGTTATGTTTTAAGATTTGATTATGACGTGTTTACAGATCCAAAGATTATACCGGGACAGCCGATTAATACATGGTTTGAGGAATCAATTATTTGGACATATAGAAGTGTGGCTTCTAATTTCGGGACTAGCTTTGCTAGAAAAATAGCGAACAAGGTTTTAATAAGTTGTAAGAATGAAACCAATATGTCTATGGCTATTACAGCTATTAATGACGATGGAAAACTTTCGAGAAAATTAACGCCACTAAGATGGCGTAGAAATTTTACTTGGGGGGATGAGGACTTTGTTTGGGGTGACCCAGACTTTATATGGTATTACGGCGGCACTATTGAGTTAGATCGCAGGTTTCCGGCTAAGGGTTTAAGATATAATTTTCTTCAGTTAGAGATGACAAATGATTTTACTAATATTTTAAATAGTGATTTAGCGGGGCTAGTTACTATTAATGGTACTGCCAACACAGCAACACTTGTCAATGCGGCAAGTGGAGACTGGCCAAGTCAAGCTGTGGATTATGTTCTTTACTTAGAGAATGATAATTATACACGCGGATATAAGATCACAAGTAGATCAAATGATACTGTGGTTTTAGAAGATGTGAATAATGCTTTAGCTGATGGAAATTGGAAATTTCAGCTTAAGGGTTACAAGAAAAATGAGATTATTAATTTACTAGGTTATTCGATTTCGTGGGCTTTAACATCAAGGTCTTATGATACTTTTAATCAAGGAGATAGCGGAGGGCTTACATAATGGTATATCGTACATACGGGGATTTGAAAAGTGAAGTGCTTATAGAAGCAGATATGGAAGCGGAAGATTTCATCCAAGAACCAGAGGTTAAGGCATACTTTACCGATGCGGTTAGAGAAGCTAGAGCACATATTATTAAGCTAGGTTTAGAAGATGATTATTTTGTAAAGGAGCAAATTGCTTCCTTAACTAACGGGCAGACAGAGATGTCTCTACCCGCTGATATTTACGGATTTAAGATTAGAGCTTTTTCTTATTCGACGCCGTCAAAGGTGTACACAATCCACAGATTAAAAGGGACTAAGAAGTACGAGGTTATGGAGCACATTAAACAAAGCCCGAGTGGTGGCGAGTATTTAATGTACGACATAGAAAACGCATCTCCTACAACAGGGCCAAAGATTAGATTTTATCCAATCAGCCAAGAGACAACTGCAAATTGTCTGGTTTTAAAATACGTAAGAAACGTCACGGATTTAACAAACGATGCGTCACTTGTTGATATTCCTGAATTTTATAGTTTTATTAAAGCGTATGTAAAATGGAAACTCTATGACAAAGAAGGTTCACCACGTTCGGCAGATTTTAAGCTCGACTATGAGGCAGAGAAAAAATTAATGCTTGATACTTTAACGGAAATGACACCAGATAATCATAGTAATTTACTTGAAGTAGATACTTCAATTTATGGAGAAATATCATAATGGATGTACAGACACAAGTCCAAGGAAAAGGATACTCACCTAATCAAGCTGAGCAATCAATGTCTCAAGCAGATATGGCAAATAATCAACTAGCGGCTCTATATCAAAAACAAGCGGACTGGATTGCAGAAAAGCAAGGTGCATTTTTACAACAAAATCCAAACATGTCTCAAGATCAAGTGGGTCAGTACATGCAGAATTTATCTGCGTATAATCCATTTACTCAACAAATTAAAACTCAAGAGACAAGAGTTAAAGATTTAACTATGCGTGAGCAGGGTTTAAATCCAGACGGATCTCCGATTGCAAAAGAATTTAAAACAATTCTTGATGCCAACGGAAATCTTCCAGATAAATATAAATATAATCCAGAGCTTTTAGATCCTTCTAAATTAGAAGGATATTCCATGTTAAAAAATCTTGCGACTGAAGCGGGTCCAAGTAAATATGCTCAGACAGCAAACCTTCAATCTGAGCTTGGAAGACAAGATCAGATTGATGCGGCCACTAGACAATCTGAGGCGGCAGCGACGAAAGCTAGAAGTGATCTTGCTATGCGCGGAGGAGCTAGTGCTGGGTCTCGTGAGAGATTAGGTATGAATGCTCAAGATAATTTAATGGCGTCAAAGCAAGGTGCGTATAGAGCACAGGGCGGACAGCTTTTAGATATTATGAAACAAGATGAGTTAATGAAAAGAGACGCGTTACGTGAGTTCGGTACAGCCGAGGGTAAAATCGCTTTTCAGAATAACGCTCTCACAAATAGTGCAGGTCAATATAACCTAGGGACTGTTCTTAAAGAAGAAGATTCTCGCCGGGGCTATGAAACAGATACTTACAAAGCGGCCTTAGATAAGTGGGCTGCTAATAAACAGGCCGAAGCTACGAGAAATAGTGGCGGGGGCGGAGGCGGTAAGTAGTGTATAAAGTCACTATTTTACCTTCTGAGGAGTGGAGTCGGTTTTCTGAAAAATCACATGTCGTGGTTTTTGGAGAAGCGCGCTCTAGTCATTTAGATAAAATAGATTATACTTTACTTGTGTGGCCAGATAAAGAAGTTGGCGGATTTATGACGATTAAAGAAATGGATAGTGAAACGTGCTATATTCAGCACGGCGGAGTTTATCCAAATTATGAAAAATCGGTACATGTTTTAAAAGGCTATAAAGCAATGCTTGGTTATTTGAAAGATATGTATAAAATTATTTGGAAGAGAATAGAGAACACAAATACTCCAATGATTAAAATGGCCTTAAGTCAGGGTTTTATAATTAATGGATGTAGCTTGGTAAGAAACAAATTATATTTAGAACTAATTTTGGAGGTTTAAAATGGGAATGTGGGGGACTTTATCACCGATAGCAACACTAGGAGCGACAGCGGCATTTGGCCCAATGGGCGGAATGGCAGCGGGGGCTTTAACAGGTGCAATGGCAGCTAACGAAAGAAACGAAGAATTAAACGCAAGAGCAGCTAGAAGCAGAAATGCAGCGGCGGATGCAGGCGCAGTTTCTTGGGCTAGAAAAAATGGCGTTGGTCAGATTCCACAAATTTTTGATTTTAACGAAAGCCAAAGCGCTAACATGTTGGCTGGAACTTTAGGCGGCGGAATGCAAGGTTACGAATTTGGTAAAAAGATGGGTGACGATGGGTTTGATTTCTTTAGCGCAAAGCCATCTAACAACTTAACGCCGCAAGGATTTTCTTTAAGTCAACAACCTTCAAACGCACTCGGTCTTCCGCAAGGAACCTTAGGTTCTCAAAATTATGCGGGTGGATTGAATAAATTCCAAGATCCAGGTGCTTTAGATTTTTACTCATTTGGTAAAAAACCTTTATAAGGAGTTTTCATGGATTGGCTTACGCTTTCAAATTTAGGATTTTCAGATCAACGTAGGCCAAGCCCTTTAGTTGATACAAAAACTTTATCTCCTATTATGACGCCTGAAGAATTAAAAAAACTTAATGAAAAAATTAAAGCTCAGGACGGCGGAACTGTTGTACTAGATAAAGCGCAAGATATTAAACCTGTGGATTTATCTTCTTTACAGCAATTATCTGTAGGCTCTACGCAGAGCCCAGAAGATCGCGCTTTAATGAATGATTTAAGATCTAAGTATAAACAATTAATTCCACAGACTGAGCAAGGTATCACAGAGCAAGATCAATTATTACAAGACTTGCGTGCAATGAAGCCTGGATTAGATTTTTCTCCAATGGCTGCTTTAGCAGACAAATGGACTGGCGGCGGAAATCAATTAACTGCGGCAGCTCAATCCATCAAAGGTATGGATGAAAAACAAAAAATGGATTTAATAATGCGAGCACAGGGACAAAAGCAAGATGACTTAAAAGCACTTACTTCTGAAATTGGCTCACGCTTAAATACAAATGATTCAATGAAACTGGCAGAAATGCAGATGAAAAATCAACGAATGCTTGCAGGCCAAGATTTTACATTAATGCGTGATTTTAATAATAAAGTCCGCGAAGACGTAAAACCTTATTATGAAATTATGCCAAGCATAGCTTCGGTTCAAGCTGCTCTAACGGCGGACGCAGATGGAATGGTGAACGCACAAAGAGTGCAGCAAGCCCTTTCAAATGCATCTAGATTGTTGGGTGAAAAAGGTGTTCTAACAGACCAAGATTTAGCTCGTATTCAGAAAAATACAGTAGATATGTATTTAGCTCAGTTTGCTGCTTTTGCCAATGATCCAAGTGGAAAAGTGCCGGTGGCTCAGATCGCTCCATTAGTGCAAGCCATTCAAGATGGCCAAGTTGCTTGGCAAAATTCTTTACAGAAAAAACTTCAGTCAACGGGCGAAGGGTATCAGGCTTTAGGGGTTAACCCCCAGCTTGTAAATAAATTTACACAAGATATTTACGGCAGTAAATTTACAGGTAAAAAAGAAGGTGAGCAACCACAAGCTCCGGCAAATCAGTCAATAATTAAAGACCTTTTAAAAGGAATGTAAAATGGAATTAAGTCCAAGCCAGTACGATAAAATTGTTGAAGCACTTTCGTCTAAGGGTATGACTAAAGAACAAATCGACGCTCAGTTTAAGCTAGAGGGATTAACTCCGCCGGATTTATCCAGTAAGGCTGTCGATTACGGATTACGTGCTTTAGATTATACTTCGGGTTTAGGTAGGGGCGCTGCGGCTGGCTTGATGGAACCTTTTACAAATGAAAACTTAGTAAATTTTGCAGATGTTATAAAAGGTAAAACTCCGTCTTCAAGTGAGATTTTAGAAAAAATAGGAACTCCAGAATTAGGTTCAACGTCGGACATTCTTCCAATGATGTATTCAGATTCGGGGGATGAATGGTTTAAAGCCAAAAAAGGCGGCGCTTTGGATTTTACAGGGAGAGGCGCTTTAGGTATGGCAGCGGATGTGGGTTTAGATCCACTTACGTATTTAACACTTGGAGCTGCGCCGCTGATTTCTAAATTAGGAAAAGGCGCTACGCTTGCGACAAAACCACTAGCTACTGGAATAGAAAAGGCTGGGGAAAGTGTTTATAAATCAGGTTTAAAAGCATTAGATACTAGAGCTATTGAAAAGGGTGGCGAAGCTGTCAGCCCGTATATGTTAAAACAAGGTATGGGGTTTTTAAAAGGACAAGAGGGTTTGTTAGGTCAAATGAATAAACGTCTTGATGACCTCGGGCAAATGCGTGCTGCTAAGTATGCCGAAGCACCTGACGCTCTTATTGATCCAAGCAAGGCAAGTTCTGGGGCTATGGATTATTTACAAAAATTAGACTCCAATCCTTACATGTCTCCTAAGGTCGCAGAGGGTTTAGATTTCTTAAGTTTAGCTAATAAACCTATGGATGTAGCTACGGCAAGTAATGTTAAAACACAGCTTTATGATGCTTTACCGCAGACAGCTTTTGATGCCTCTGGAAGACTTACTTCTATGGGCCAGAACTTAAATCAAAAACTTTCCCAAGGATATAAGAATGAAATCGTAGATCAACTTAACGCAAAAAAGTTAGGGTTAGGTGACGAAGTTGATTTAATTAATCAAGAAATGGGGGCTTATTTAGGGGCTCAAAAACCACTACGAAAAGAAATTGCAAAAGAGGGTCGTAAAGATACAATTACTCAAACAAATGGAATTGTAGGAATGTTTTCCCCGGGGGCTTTAGCCGTTCAGCAGGCTATTAAAACTTTAAACGCCGGCCCTGTTAGAACAACACTGGGACTTACGGCAAATCAATTAGGTAAAAACGTCCCAGAAACTTTATGGCGACAAATACTATTAGAAGCAGGAGATACAAATGGAAGATAAAGTAGAAAAAAAAGAATACGACGAATACGAAATCAAAGAGTGTGCGGAGTGTTTATTAAAAGCTGAAGAAATTAAAGCCGATCCAGAAAAGATGGCTAAGGTTCAAGAGTATTTAGCTAATAAGAAAAAATCTATTGATACAGCACTGGGTACAAAAATCACTTCAATGAAGCAGTTAAAAGAAAAAGCAAACAAAATGTAAAGGGGCTTTTTAAGCCCCCTTAATTATTTCTGTTTTTTTACAGAAACTTTTTTCTTAGCTGGCTTTTTTGTTTTAGCTGGCATTGTCTTCTCCTTCAGTTAATTGTTCAAAACCCATAAGAATAGGTGCTAATGTCGTAAGATCAACAGCACTAAACTTATAACCTAATAATTCAGTAACATTAATTTTTTTGATTTTACCGCAAGTAAAAGATGTCGCTAAGAACTCGTCTTCTTTCTTTTTATAATCTTCCATGTCTTTTGGTTTTTTCTCTTGACCTTCACCCTCAAATTCCACTTGAGTTTTCATAACATGATCCCAAATAGTAAATGCTTTTTTTGACTCTGCATCTACTGTATCCATGATTAACTTAAGTTTCATAGCTGTCGTTAGAGCGGCCCATTTGTGGTTAACTAAACCGCGCAAAGAATCCGTAAATGCTCTGCTATTAATATCTTTGTATGACAATCTAATTGTCGTGTCCATGTGTGTCTCCTAGTGTTTTGATAAAACGAAACAAGCGTGGCCAAGTTGTCGGAGTGACAACTACACCTTCCCCGCCGGCTTCTCTTATTTTCTGTAAATTATATTCTTGTAAAGCATCTATCGGCGAGTCAACCTTTAATTCAAACGCAACAAAAAAACCTTTCTTGCATAATATAAAATCAGGTATCCCCCGACGCGTGATTTCTTGGGTTTTAAAATACCAAACATTTTTTAAAGTACTTAAGTCCTTTAAAACTTTTTCCTTAAACTTTGTCTCTGGTTTTTTCAATTAACTGTCCTTGTTCTAGTTTCTTTAAATCGTAGAAATTCTCCCATGAATATTCTACAGATGAGGTCAGACTTAAGTGTTTATGTGGAAATGTATTTTCCATAATATGCACCAAGTCTTTAGTAATACTTAATTCCGTCTCGTGAATGTAAAACCAAAACTCATCATGTATCTGCGCTACCATATATGACAATTTATTTGTAAGTGTTTTGTCAATATTAATCATAGCATACTTTGCTACATCAGCGGCTCCGCCTTGAATCAATGCGTTCGGCGCTTTATAACAAAACTCTGGTTTAAAATTAAGTCTTCGTCCTGACCATGAATTAATATATCCCCTAGCTAACGCTGTTCTTTTACATAGCCCAATAAATTCTTCGACTTTCGGCAACTTAGAAAAGTACTGTTTTCTAAGCGCGCTTGCCTTTAATAAAAAATCCAGATTTATTTTAAAGAGTTCTTCACTGACTTTAAAGTTTTTTTCTGCATCACTCATTTGCCAGTCATTATATGTTTTCCAAATATACCAAAGCTCCGGCTCGCTTGCTGTCACTGGAAATAATTCAAGACAAAGTTTTACTACCCCGCCCCCGTACAACAATAAAAAATTTAAAGTCTTTGCTTCCTTACGGGTAACACCCGTCAAATTGGCGGTAGCCGTGTGAACATCAAGCCCCCGCTTTACTTCGTCGATAAGCTCCATTTCCTCGGCGTAGTCCAACATCATTCGATACTCTTGTTGGTCCCAGTCTATACTCACACAACAATATCCCTGCGGCGGAACAAGGATCTGGCGTACAGGTGAGGCGGGGATTTGTTGCAAATTCGGATTTGAGTAAGACATCCTTCCTGTTCTTGTGCCGGATTGATTTATGTTCGCATGAAGGACTGAGTTTTGATCTATGTGCCATATATAGTTTTTATAAAAAGTGTTAGCTAATTTGTAGTTGTGTCGATAGTTTCTAACTAAATCGGCCAAGGGGTGTTTGACTGACTCAAGCCATGCATCTGAAATGGAGTCATTTTCTTTTTCCGTTTTTGGAGCTGTGAAGCCCGCTCTAGCGAACACAGGGCTAAGCACTTTAGCAGAGTCAATAAGTGTCGATCTTGTTTGATCGTGGAACTTGCGCGATTCAAGCTCGTAATTTCTCTGATGATTTGCTGCTCGTTTAAAACACTCTTCTCTGTTGACATAAATTCCCCTCTTTTCCATTTTATATAATACTTTAATTAATTCTGACTCCATAACATAAGGATCTACGTTGTCTGTTTTAAACCTGTCATAAACAGTAAAAAAATCTTTAAACTGAGCCCGTTGTTTTAGGCCAATATCAAAAGTAATACGGGCATCTGTTAATGCATACGGCACTATAATATCCATAGGAACTTTGTAGAAAAATTTATTTTTTTCTTTTTTCTTTCTCGCTGGATTTTGAATTATTTCATAGAGTTTATGTTTTTCTATAAACTCTTCGACGGCTTCTGATTTTTTATAGCCGTAATGAGTGGCCGCTATTTCTAAAGAAACTTTTGGGAGATCGTTATTTAAAAGTCTATGTGCTACGATGTCGTCATGAATCGGGGGCCAGTTAACAACTCCCTCTTTTTCAACAATAGCCATATCGAATTTAGCATTAGCTAAAAATAACAAACTAGCTTTTTCGATAGTGGGAATTATTTTATCTTTAATAATAGATCTAGGTAAACAGTGATCTGATAGTTTACCAAAACAATCCATATGCTTATTAAAGTTAAAGTAATACTCACCCCTTTCGTCAGCTAGAATTATCGAAAAAAGTTCGCTATCTTTATACGGGTTTAACCCTGTAGTCTCTGTATCGAGCGAAATAACGCTCGATAAGTTATTTAAGATAGCGTCTATGCTTTCTAGAGCTACGACCACGGTGATTCTCTTTTTGCTTTAATAAGTTGATTAAAACATTTATTTAACGAAAGACCCTGCTCTTTTGCATTACGCACTACAAAGTTATAGTTCTCTTTTGTAAGTCTGACGTACATGTTTTTTGTAGGTTTAGGTTTTTGCTTCATTGTTTATGACCTCTATTGCAAAACCAAGAACTGCGCAATTTTTAGTTTCTGCTTCTAAATCCCGTTTAAGTATTTCTTTGTACCATGCTTTTTTATCACCACTATAATAAAACCCCGCGCGTTTTGCTTGGTCTTTCTCTGCAAAGGTGACCTTTGCCCATAGAGTTAAAACAGGCTCTTGGCTCAGTTCTAAGATGTTTTTAAAATCATAATGAGACATAACAGTTAACATTGTTAAAACATCTGTAATTGCTCTGTGTGGGAACGGATTAATAAAACCATGATATGCAGCCAAAGAAGTTAATTCCCGATGTTTAAACTTCTTAGGGTACGGCACATGTGTAACTGTATTAATCCACTTCTTATCAATCTGACGAATGTTGATTCTCTCTAAAGCTGCATCTAAGAATGATTTATCAAACTTATAGTTTTGTGCAATATATACATCACTCTGAGAAAGGTATTGCTCAAGCTCTGAAAATGCCTGAGCTTCCGCTATTCCATATTTAGTTAAAAGTTCTTTTGTGATTCCAGTGATGTCTAAAATCTCAGGCGTGATTTCTCCCTTGATGTTTACAAATCTATGGAAAAAAGAGACGGGGGTTAGAAGCTCAGTGTCCCAAGCTACTGCCCCGATCTCTGTTACTTCGCAGGTCTTTGGGTCAAGACCCGTTGTTTCGAAATCCAAACCTATGACTAACATTAGAACGGAACCACTTCTGCCGGTGCAGTTTTTTCGTCTGACATATCTACATCTTTATGTGCTGATTTAGATACTGTTTTATACCAAGTAAAACCCGTACCAATAAGGCTTTCGTCTGCGTTAGCAAACTCCTTAGAATTTAGAACATACCACGTTTGGCCGTCTTCATTTTTTTCCATTTTACCCCCAAGCTCAAAAACTTTAGCAAACGGAACCATTAAACATCCTGACGGATCTTTTATAATCTTAGCCATTTGTGCCGCTTTACATTTTGCAAACCAATCTTCTAGAATGGCTGCGCCCCTCGCAGCCGTTCCTCGGAATGTTATGACATGGGGTACAGCAATTGGATTATTAAAATCTTTTTCTAAGAGCGCATAAAAATTAATATTTTTAATTAACTTAAATTTACGTGTATGTCCGTCGATAACTTCTTCTTGTTCCCATTTTTGATTTGAGTTCTCAGGTGTTACCGCATAGGTTTCTACCCATTGAAGTTTATCATTACCGCCGTTTACATTAGGAAGGCGCTCTTGTTTCACCCATGTCTTATACATAAAGATCGGAATAAATTTAACGGGCTTATAATCTTTCTCTCTAACTGACCCGTAAACTTCCGCTGTTTGTGATCTTACTAAGTCGCCCACTTTACAGTCTGCACCTTCTTTAATAAATTCACTTGATCCCTGCATTAATAAAACTTTAGGAATTAATAAATCCTTAGTCTCCGTAGAAGAGTACTCCATATTTTGCAGCATCTCTTTTTCAAAGTCAGACACCACTACTTCGCCTTGTGTTTTTGTTGTTATTTCTTTTTTCATTTATTTACCTTTCGTGTATTTTAAATACTTGTTTGACGTAACTTCTACGCCGTTAAAATTAAAATTAGGATTGTTCTCTTTTTCTGATTTATACCAAGAATGAAATTTGGTGGCGTTAAAAGCCATAACTGAATCATACTGGTTTGTCTCTTTTAGGTAATCCACTAAAGGCAAACGAAGCTCTGAGTCGGGGGCTTTAAATTTCTGTGTTTCAATACGAGTAATTCTACCCATTCCTTCAGGAAGTTCGTGACTTGTTTTTCCTTGGGCTTCTAGATACTCAATAAGTCTAGACTGCATAAGCATCATTTTTTTATTTAGAACAGTTAACTGTTCTTCTAGTGCGTCTGCCTCTTTTCTGACTTTCATGTAGTCTGCAACATGTCCGTCAAATTTAAGAAGACTTACTTCATCTGGCTTGATCTCTTCATCAAACCACGCATCCATATTAAATTCGTTCATTAGATTCCTTTGTTATTAGGTTAAGTAAAACTGAGTCGCTCAGGTTTTGTTTGTTATGTAATGCTTGTAAAACTTGTTCATCTATTGTGTTTTCAGTGACTAAATCATATCTTAATAATTTTTTGTGAATCTCAGACCCGCCCCTGTTAAACCTACCTTCTGCTTGAATGTCTTGCTCTAGGCTAAAATTTCTTGAATAAAAAATAGAAATATCTGCAACAACCAGATTAATGCCAATACCACCTGAAAGCGGGTGTGAAACAAACACTCTGGTTGTAGGGTCATTGTTAAAAGAATCTACTGCGCCCTGCTTATCTGTAACAGCGCCCGTCACCTCGACGTATTTAATTTTTAATCGTTCACATACTTCTCGAATAGTCACATAATTCTCATGAAAAACAGCCCATATAATAACTTTATGTTTTGGAGTAAGTTCTTCAAGTAACCCATGGAGTTGGTCGGCTCGGGGGTTATTCTTAAATCTATGGACACTTCCGTCGTCGAGCTTTACAAAACCGCTCACGATTTGCTGAAGTCTAAGGGCTTTTGTAATTGCAAGGTTTGCGACAGCGGCCTTATCTCCGATGTAGCTAATTAAATCCTTTTTCATCTGTTGATAGGATCTTTCTTGTTCGCTGCTCATTTTTGTAAAAAGAGTACTCTTGACCAAAGGCGGGAGTGTCATACAATCTTCTTTTTTTACTGTCATTGAAACCTGAGAGATCATATTATTAAACTCAGATTCAATCTTAGGTCTTGGCCGCCAATCTGGAAAGTGTCTGCCAGCCGGCATCCCGGCGTTCTTATCGTAGAAAAAACGATTCCTAAAAACGAAAAAGTTTTTCCCAAAAGTGCGGCCAAGGTCTAAGACCCGAAACTGCGAAAACATATCCATTAAACTATTTAGTATAGGTGTCCCCGTTAAGCCTAGTCGATACAGCGAAACGTCAGCCAAAGGAATGGCGAGTTTTGTTCTCTTGCTAGTAGGGTCTTTTAACTTATGTAATTCATCCCAAATAATAACTTCAGGCTTCCAAGCCAAAAGAGCCGTGTGAAGTTCTTTCATTAAAAGAGCCTCATAGTTTGTAATAAAAATACACCCGTCTTCATCTTTGTGTTTTAAAAAAATCTTTAAGCGGTCTTTGTGGGAGCCCGATAAAACGTGAATTTTCTTAGGGCTAATTTCAGAGTTAATAATCCACTCGCGTTTCCAGTTTTCTAAAACAATCGGAGGGCCAAAAATTAAAGTTTTTAAAACTCTAGAGTGATGGAAATATTTATGCCGTAAAATGTTTACTGCCGTCAATGATTTCCCTGCGCCGACCTCAAAGAATAGACCATACTCTGGGAGCTCTTTTGCAATTTCAATAGCTTTTAACTGATGTCCCCACGGCTCTCTTTTATATTTCATAAAAAAGATAGTCGCAGTCTGCGACTACTGTTTCAAGAAAAATCTATTTTAAAGTTTTCTTGAATCACTGCGGCAATAAGGTCACAAAGAATTTCTCTCATATTTTCATCAACTGTTGTATTCTCAATACCCATTCTGAAAAAAACGGCGTGGATAACTTCGTGGAGAATTGTCTTTGCCTGTAAATCGGGATCTAAATTTTTATCAATATAAATAACAAAGGTCTCTGGACAACAATCACCGCATAATTCTTTTTTTGAAAGGTCCGTAAACTTCATCTTGTAGGTCTGTCCTAGAATGTTTAGTTTTCTCATGGTGTTTATTTATCCTTCTTATTTGTTGTAAAAACATACTAAATGAAAATGTATTTTTCATTACATTACATACTATGCAACACGCTACAATATTGTCTGATGAGTAAGGTAGTCTAGAACACACTCGGTCAAGACCTGAATGAATAAACTCACCCTTGTATCTTTTCTTTTTTGTTACTTGGCTCGGGGGTTGACCACAATAAAAACAATCTTGAGTAATAACATTATAGGTTTCGTCTTTTGTTAAAGAGAATGGAATCCCCCGATTCTTAGCTCTAGCCTTTAGATCGGCAAAGTAGGAGTTAAAAAGGGGGTTCCACTTAGGGAAGGGCAAGCCCATGTGTTTAGCATGGGTTATCGGTTAAAATTATTTAATTACTTTAATTGTTTTTCTGTAAAACCTAGAGCTTGGTCTATTGTACTTAGGTCTGGTTTTGTTTGTGTTCCGTACTCAAGCTCAATTAATAAATCAATATAGTGTTTAGCTTTTTCTAAATCTTTAATCCCGTTTTTGTTTTTATATCTGGTAATATATTTTATAACATTACCTTGGCAAAAATTAAGATTATTTTTCATGGTAAATTCGATGGGTTGAATTTTCATTTCTTTATAGTGGCTGCCGCCAACTTGAATATCTAGTTGGCTCATGCTTTTCCTTTAAAAATAATATCAGAAATTTCGCTTCCTGTTTTTCCTGTTAGTTCGCCTTTTGAATCCCACACAACTTTAATGTTCTTGGCTGTCAAAAGTCCATCTGGAGAAATATACTGCCGACCTAATCCCATTAAATCAGAGGGGTTTGCTTGGATGATTGGCTTTGGGTTAGCTACCTCTAAGTAATAGTCTTTATTGTTTGCAATAGTGTCTGCTAAATAAATAAGTTCACTGCAATATAGTGATGAAATCCCAAACTCAAACTCAACATCATAAGTAGCTTTACGTAGAGATATTGCCGCTTCAATAACTTTTTTCTTATGTTCTAAGTCCCAATCCATACAGTCAAAAATAATAACTCTCTCTGATTCTTTAACAATGTCAAAAAAATCAGAAAACGTAAAATCGGAATGGGTCATTTCTACAACTTCTAGACCTTTTCCGTTAATATTTTCTAAACCATTTATTTGTAAAAACTCTGGATTTCTTTTGCCTACACATAAAGCCGCATGACTTAAGATACCGCCGCTTACTTTTGGGATAAGCATCCCGGTTAACTTAGAATAATCAATCGTACCTATCATGTGGCCTGCTTGGAGCTTGGCGTAACCTTCGTGATAACTCTCGCCACGAAGTTTTGTGTAATAAAAATTAAAACGAATAAATGGAACAACTTTAATAATTATGCTTCTATATAAAGTGCTTTCCATAAACCATAATATTAATTTTCTTTTTAGTGATTTCATTATCCCCTCGTTTGTTTTTGAATCATGTCAAAGATCGCTTGTGTAACATTCACAAAGCCACGAAACTTTTTCTTAGCATCATTCTGCATAAAACGAACCCGGTTGTAAACCCCGTCTCCTTCTCTAGACCCAGACCCGTCTGTGTTTCCTTCATTAGTTATAAAGCGAAGTTTGTTCACGTCTTCCAGGCGAAGCGCCTTACCAGTATGACCAAAGACCGGATTTTCTGTTTGCTGTTGAATAAACCAACAGTGTTCTATAATAGATAGATTAAATCTATTATCCCCTGGAATATCTATAATATACTTCTTATCTGTTTTATTAAAAACAGACATACATGTCTCTGATTTATAGATCGGAATTTCCTTGTATAATTGACGTGCGTTTAAATGACTTAAATCAGAGTATGTAGATAAAACTTTACACACCTCTAAAAGACCCGTCTGCATATAGGCCATACACCATGACTCGCCTTGGGCTTTATTGTCCACAGTCATTTGGTAGTACTCAACTTCTATGCCTTTATTTGTGCCGACTTCTTTTACACCTACTTGAGACTGATACCAACTGTTTAACATGTTGTTTATATCGCTCGGAGATAGCATTTTAGCCAAGCGCTTTTGAGGCGGGGGTACTATGGGAGAAGGGATCTTAGTTGTAAATAAATTCTTAAAAAACTCTATTAACCATTTCATTAGAACTGCTCCATATATTTTAATATTTTTAAATTTGACTTACTACTTGCTCGACCAACACTATGATAGCGTCCAAGACCTAATTTTTCGCCACCAAAAAATACTTTATCTTTATTCACCCAGTAATGAACAATCTTAACCATACAAGTAATGTTAAATAAAGGATCATGTAATTGCTCGACTGTTTTAGTTCCACACTTATATGCTGATTGGTTACTTGATGAAATAGACAACTGAAACAGACCACGACTAATAATGTTCTTCCCGTCTTGACCCTTAAAACTTTCCTCATAACTTGTCTCTGGCTTAAACCCAGATTCATACTTTGCCATGATTGAAATTGCTTGAGCTAAACACTCTTTTAGTTCTAATTTTTTACAAGGGTTTTTTATATCACTCGACCATTGTCTAGAGTTAATCTCAGAACGTAAATGAGTACTCCACGCCTCATTGTCCCACGCTAACTTTTGAGCCGGGGGCTCGGGGGTTGTGGGTTTTTGCGTTTCAATCTTTAAATTACAAGCAGCAAGTATTAACATAATACATACTAGACTATAAACTATATACATTCTTTTCATTTGTTCTCCTTAAGAATATCTATCCAAAGTTATATAGTCGCATGTTGCAACTATAAAATATTTTGACTAAATGCGTTTATTTAAAGTTTAAGCAAACTTGTTTTTTGTTTTGACATAACTTGTAAAAAATAAAACCCTAACAAACGCTGCACTGATCTTGAAAAAAGATGATAACGGTTATCCCCCGTTGTCGGGGATATACAGCGCACCCTCTTTAGCAGCACCATTTTTAGGGGATAAAATGAATGATATTTTGAAATTTATAGATGAACATAAGCTACCACCTATTGATTTAGGTAAAGCCTCCGGCCAGTGGCATAAATTAGAAGATAACAATTTCAAAGGCTCTTATATTTTCTCTGTCACCACTTATAAAGACAAAGCCGTAACTATTTTAACTGTGTATAATTTCAGATCCGGAGAAAAATTTACAGGAAGGTTCGGGGCGGAACAACTAACTAAGGGAGAATTAAAAGATGTACAAAGTAAAATCGACCTACAAACCGAAGAACTCCAAAAAGAAAAACTACGAAAACAAAACGAGTGTAAAGACTACGCCTCCGAAGAGTTTGGAAAAATTAATCTCCCTGATAACAATAGCTGGACTAACGAATATCTACGTCGAAAGGGACTTAGTGGACTTTGCCAAGAACGAAATCAAAAACCGAATATCCGGTTTAGACAGAATTTACTCGGAGGCCGAGATGTTATCATACCTTTCTACTCGGCAGACGGAACACTCTGGAATTACCAGTCAATTACCGAGGCCGGTGAAAAACAAGTCCTTACTGGCGGACGCCTTGAGGGATGTTTTCACCCTCTCTTTGACACTCATAGTTCTTTCGACGTTCTTACTGATAATCTGGTTTATGTTTGTGAAGGTTTTGCCACAGCTCTAACAGTCTTCTTGGCTTTAGACCAGAAATATACTGTTGTTGCTGCAATTTCCGCTACAAATATAGAACATGTAGTAAGGAGTTTGCATGACCGATTCGACAAACTTTCATACATCATTTGTGCTGATGACGATTGTTGGAGGCCAAATCAAGAAAATACAGGACACCGAGTTGCCTCTCACGTTGTTTCCAGAGTTGACGGCGGGGCGTATGGATTACCAAATTTTTCAGGACTCGATACAACCGGAAAACCTACAGATTTTAATGATCTCCTCTGTCTGGAAAATTTACTTGCGGTCGCCCTCCAAATTAAAGAAATTAAAATTAACCGCCCTACATCTATCTACTCACTGGGGTATAATCATAAAAACTACTTCTTTACGACCAATAAAGCCCCGCAAATTATAACTCTTTCAGAATTTACCGAACCCGATATGTTAAAGCTCGCCTCGTATCATTATTGGGCTGAGAAATACTCTAACGAAAAAGGCCAAGTAAATTATACACTCGCTAAAGATAAACTAATTCGTGAGTGTCAAAAACAAGGAATTTTTGAGAATAATAAAATGCGGGGCTTGGGATATTTTCACGACTCTGAAAAGATTATCAAACATAAAGGACTCAGTCTAAACCATTTGGAAAAAAAATCAGTTAAAGATATAAGTGATGTAAAATCTGCTTTCTATTACGATCCAACCACAAGAATAGCAGCTAAATAAGGAATTTATGGAAAATATTTTAACTTATATTGATGTTTTATCTAATATCGAATTTTTTATTTTTATAATTTTACTCTGGGTTTTGATTAACTCAGTCTATCCACGGAGACTTAAATGACATTACAAGAATCTATTGAAAATAAATTAGCCAATCACGACTGGCACTATGAGTTTGCCGAAGGGCTTGATTCCTATAATCGGGGGCTCAAAGAAAAACATGAGTTGTGGGGGCTTCTAAAGTTGTTTTCTAAAGAAACACAGCGGGACTTATTAGATAAATACTGTCCTCATGACCCTGCCGGGATTAGAGAAGATTGGGAGCGGGGGTTAAAGTGAAAGATTTTTTTAAACCAGATGATTTTGCAAAAGTAAATGGCACTGATATTCATATTGATCACTGCAACTATGTGAACCGAAAACTAAACGCTCTGATTGAATCATGGCCTATAGCCTATTCAACCACTCCAAAAAAAGAAAGTTCGTCTTGGTACTTTCACGACAACAACAAGTTCGAAGCTTTTCAAACCCATAAAGCCAGAATTGCATTCATCGAAGAAATAAAACGAGAGCCATGCAAACACATCCCAATACATATTTTAAAAAAAATGCATCAATCTGAAGTTCTTACAGCAGGAAAGGTTGGGTTTGATTTTTTTGATGGCTGGGAGTGTAGAATTTGTGGTGTTGAATTAGAAGCAAATTGGGATGAGAAGAAATGAAAATATACTGGTATGACATTATAGACGACTATGTCTTTGAAGACTGTTTTAAAAATGATTACTATGATTATGATTTGCACTCAGAAAAAGAAAGAGTCTGGCAGCTTTCATCAACTGGTAGGTTGTGGCACGCTTTATACAAAACAGAAAACATGGAATTTATATGCGAGGTAAAATGAAACCGTATTTTAGAAATTTTCGTACCTATCACGAGTTCCCATTTTATAAAAAAATAATCTGGAAAATTTTCGGCATGAAGGAAACAGCACTAACGGAGGAGGGCGGCATGATTATAGCTTTTACTTTTTTAAACATAACGTATATTGATCGCTGTGATGTTTACGACTATGTGGTTAAAGATGAATAAATCAAGACACGACCAACTTAATGATGAATCTCTAGGTGCATTTGATATAAAAATGCACCGAAATACTTGGCGCTTGTTATACACAGAGTATAATGAACTTAAGTCTTTAATGTCGGTACAACTAGATATGCACGAGCAGATTAAGAAATTGGAAGCTGATCTCGCAGGTGCAAAACATCAAAAAAAATTATCAGATGCGCTTGAAAAATTGTTGCTGGATGTGATTAAGTCTCACATGGACAAACTACACGAACTAGGTCAGGCGATGCCTCCAAATGCGATTTCAATGTATTGCTCAAGACTTCACACAGAAACAATAAAATCACTTTCAAGCGTAGCTAAGAAACTAGAGGGGATATGAAAGAGAAAATTTATAGACAAAAATTAACAAATAATAAAAAAGTATTTGGCTATCGTGGAGTTATTTTTGAAAAAGAGGGAATAAAAGAGCGAAACGCGATTGTAATGTGTCACTGGCCTCATTGCGGAATGGATGCGAATACAGCAAGAAAATTAGCCAAGTGGTTGAACAAAAGAGCCGATGAAATGGATTTAAAATGACCACATCAAAACCAACAGATATTCGTACGTACTGGGTTCCAGAGGAAATGATTTTTAATTCTGCCAGTAATGCTATAAGCGCAGGATTTGGAGCAGCGACTTTATTGGTAGACCATTTAGTTTATGAACAGTTGAAAGCTGAGAACGAAAAATTAAAAGAAGACTTAGACCGTAATAAAGATTTATTAAGAGTGCAATGTAATCGAACAGATGACCTAAAATGGCAAGTTAAGGATTATGAAGAGGCTTTGAAGTTTTATATTTTAGATTCTGAAAATAAAGTAATAGCCAGAGAAGTTTTAAAGAAATGGGGTGGCGTGTGAGAAAACATATTAACTCAAATTATTTAAGATTTGTATATTTTAATGCAAAACACAACTGCATTCAACTTGCCTACGACAATATGTGGGGTGGCGAAGGAAGTGCCTTATTTTTTATTGGAGAATCATGAAACTAAAAATCACAGATGAAAAATTAGATGAGTTGATTTTTAAAAAAGGTCTTGTATTCAAGAGTTGCTTTGCGGAAGGATTCCGAGCCGCTGAATCTCATCATCAAGCTACCGTTGATAAGTTGATTGAGATTATTGAAATGCAGAGAAAATCTTTATCTAAAATAATTTTGCAAGCAGTAGATATTGGCTTGTGCGATAAAAACAATTGCTGTTCTGTTTACGATGATTACTCAATCATGTGCGAGGCCGATGCTGCCAAAACTAAAACCGACAAAATAATGAAAGAATTAAAAGGAGAATAAGGATGAAAGCATTTCACAACGATGTAAATATCCAGAAAAAATATTTAGATAGAATTTACGCTCATGCCAAGGCAGATAATTTTATAAAAGGTAAATATTGGGAAAACGGAAAGGGTTGTGCGGTTGGTTGCACGATTGAATCTGACAATCACAAAGCTTATGAAACAGAGCTTGGTGTTCCTGAGTGGTTAGCAAGACTAGAAGACACTATATTTGAAAACTTACCAAACGATTTAGCTAAAAAGTGGCCTGTTCAATTTCTAGAAGCTATTAATTTAGGTTCTGATTTAGAAAATATAAAAAAGCCATTTATAATATATTTAATGAATGAGAATTTAAAATCAATCAGGTCTTGTGTTTACAATGTAGAAAAAAATCCTGAAGTAAAAAAAGCGATTGATTTGGTTGAAGCCGCAATACTACAGATGATTGAAGCTCAAGAATCATGCGATGCAGATAAAATTTCAGCAGCAGAGTCAGCAGCAAGGTCAGCAGCAAGGTCAGCAGTATGGTCAGCAGAGTCAGCAGCAGAGTCAGCAGCAAGGTCAGCAGAGTCAACAAGGTCAGCAGCAGAGTCAGCAGTATGGTCAGCAGAGTCAGCAGCAAGGTCAGCAGAGTCAACAAGGTCAGCAGCATTTCAGAACCACGCAAATAAAATTCTAGAGTTGATCAGGGCTTGTAAATGACTAAATCAATTGTTCTTAAAATAAAAGGGGAATTAAATGATGAAAGAATTAAAGGAAGCATTATGAAAGAATATTGGATATATTATGATGGTATGCACGGCTCAATAGAAAGTCCTCTTGCTGTTTTATCTCAAAAGCCTGTTCAATTGTCGGGCGGCGGTAATAACATTGATGTCCACGTCATAGAATATGCAGCTTATAAAGAATCACAAGATAAAATTAAAGAACTAGAATCACAAATTAGAATGTTAAATATGAAAATGATGAACGAACACTCTGAATCGTTAAAACTGAAAGGTAACTTATGAAAATGTCAGAATCATTGTTAACAATAAAAGAAAAAGTCGCTGATTTATTGCAGGAATATCCAGACTTAAGGGATTCAGACAAGTTGTTATTTCATGAGATATGACTTGTATCTTATGTTTTTTGATTACTTCGTAAAAACTGGTATGGCTCAAGACCGAGCCGCAAGACACGCTGACAGACTAGCTGATAAAATAGTTAATGAACTAACCAGGACTGCTATGCGGCAGCTCCAAGAACAAAGAGAATTAAAAAGTGCCCTTTAAGTGCCCAATCAAAAGAAAAGAATACGAACTAAAAAGAAGCCTCCAAAGAAAAGTTCTTAGGAAGGTGTGTGTAAATTATGCCGAAAAGGTTAGACAGCTTGAGATGGCTAGTAAAAGAAAAGCAGGCCATAAACCCTTGGCGGACTACAAAAAAGAAATTAAAGACCGAAGCAACGTAAAAAAGATACTTAAAAAAACGAAAGGAACTTTAGAATATGCAAGAGTATGGGAAGTCAGAAGAAAACACTGGGAAAGAAATAAAGAGCGAATTAATGAATACCAAAGACATAGATACTATAAAACCCGCCCGGATAGAGCTATTATTTCCGCCGTCAAGCGAGTTGAATCAGGAAATATGTCACTCGATGAATTTGATAAATTCGTCAGCGACGTTCTTGCACGACCAAATCAAAACATTAAAAAATAGTGAAGAGCCGGTAAATTATAAAGTACATGCAGCAGCCGATGCGGGTAAAGCAATCGCGGCGCTGCTAAAAGTAAAACTAGACCATTTAAGGTTAGTTGACGATAGGGACAAAGGGCGGCGTGAATGAAAACTAAATACTTCACCCCAAATCTAGCAGCCCTAAAACCCACCCTCCAAAAGTTCGCCTTCAATCACCCCTTCGAACACGAACTCCTACTCGGTTGGATGATTGTATCTCCGTTCTCTGGACTCTTAGAGTGGAGACCTCATCTTGCTATCACCGCTGAGGCGGGGGCTGGAAAGACTACTTTAATTAACCTTATTCACGAAATCTTAAGACCGCATGTGCCTTTATTGCTGGAAGGGACTACAGAGGCGGGGCTCCGCCAGCGCCTAAAATATGACGCTGTTCCCGTGATCCTCGATGAAATCGACACTAATAACCTAGACCCTAAAGCTTTTTACAATATCGTGAAACTCTTTAGATTGGCTAGTAGTGCCGGGGAAGTTGTTAAGGGCACACCCTCGGGGAAGCATTTGTCTTATACAGCTTGTTTTTCTGGACTTATCGCAGGTATAAACCTCCCCACTTTCAGCGAGGCCGACGCTACCCGCTTCACAGTCCTCGAACTGTCGAAACGAAACCGCACCTCAAAGTGGAGTGAACTAGAACCCGATATCAGAGCCGTCATTAACCCGAAAACCGCCTTTGATCTCAAAGAGTGGATGCTCCAAGGCGAAGACACCGACCAAGGCTCTAGACCCTTAAACGCCCTTATGATCTTCAAAATGGAGCAAGACATACGTTGTATGACAGCCCTCCTCCAAGATTTCACCGACTCCCGTACTGCGCAACAATACGGAACCCTCCTCGGAGGACTAAAAACCTACCTAGACACCGATGACTTCCAAAACCTACCTAGAATCAAAGACACCGAACTCTTCATAACCGACAACAAGTTCGCCTCCGAACCCACAGATACCGCCTACGGCCTCATAGCCCGACTCAAATCATACTGGAAAGACAAAACCCCCGAATCTATCGACGGAAGCCTTAGTGATGACTCAGACGCCGGACAATGCCTAGAACGACTCATGGCCTTTGATATAGGGAAACTTGATCCATCTCACACTCAAAATATGCTCCTTAGGCAAGTCATCAAATCCAAAGAAGCCAGAGAAACTAAAAATAAATGGCTCGGTGGGTTTGAAATGAAAATTATTAAAGATAAATTGTTCGTACCTTATGCAAATCCAAACCTTGAAAAACACTTCAAAGGCACGGCCTGGGATAAATCTTGGGTTAAATCCCTAGCGCGACTTGATGGCGCCAAAATAACTGCTGCTAAGATTGATGGTGACTCCAAAAAAGGGGTCGTCGTTTCGGTTACTGTTGGGGAAGAATCTTTTTAATAATGCGACTTAGGTTGGTTAGTTGAACCCTCGGTCCGGTGGATCGGGGGTTTTTATTTTGGTGGTAACTTGGTAACTGTAGGTAACTTTAGTGGTAACCAATAATGTTCAATAATATCATATAGTTACGCCATAAGTTACCAGTTACCTATAATAATATATTTATATCCCCCTATATAGATATATATATATATAATAAATTAGAATTTTTTTATTTTTTTCTGGCGGAGGTCTTTATCCTCCTAAAAACAAGGTAACTAGGTAACTTTTACTATTTATTAATAAAATCAACTATTTAGACAAAAAGTAGTCGCAGTTACTTTGGTAACTTTTCTGGTTACTTTCGTGTTTTTTGCATATTTAATAAGCAAAAAGTGACAATTTTGGCTCTTGCTACGCGTTAACAGGCCGCGCGCGGAAGAATATATGCGAGTTTTATAAGCAGCCCTGATTGTTGAGCTGCTTATTTGTTAGACAGATTATAGTTACCAACATTTAACTGATGTTTTGACGTATCGACCTCTGAAATCAAATATAGGCTTGCTGGTGCAAGTATGTTCAACCAGGTCATAGTCGTTTGGCATCCCTAAAAAATGACCTGTATTATCTTCTAAGCCCTGTATTGCTCCACCTCTAAACACCTCACGAAGTGCTGGAGCTGGAACCACGACCCGAGCCTTATAAGTTTGACACCCTTGGAACACCGCTGAAGTTATAAGCAAAAATAATACCGTTTTATATTGAGACATGTTACCCCCTTAATATTGTTTTTTTAAAGACACCCTTAATAAACTTCGTTTTTCTGTTTTTATTTAAAATTACAGGGCTTGAGTGGCACGCTGGACAAGTAAAGTGCAAGCCCCCTTGCCAAAAACACTCAACACTGATGACTAATAGAGCATTTTTAGTTGTGACTTTTTTTCCACAGGTGCATTGTTTTAAAGTCATAACGCCGCCTTTTTTAAATCAACTATACTATATTCCTGAAAAACCTTTACTTCGTGACCTAACATCTTGAAGACATCTAGTTCCTGTACCGATAAACATTTAATTCGGTCTCTTGTTTTAGGTTCGTATTGCATTTTTTTAATTTCAAGAGCAGCCCTAGCAGCTTCATTAGCGGGATACAAATCAACTCGGCCATAATGTTTTTTTAAAGAAAATTCTAACAACATAAAACCTCCATTTCAAAACGTACTCGACCCGACTTTGTAACCACTCTACATCCGTTTATTTTTCCACTCCCATTGTAAATCTCATTATTTTTAATTTCTATTTTCGTGTAGAAAAATTTTTCAAGCAGCAAAAGCATATTGGCTTCATTTGATGCTGATCCTATTAGTTTATAAGTTATTTTCTTTTTCATTACTTAATCTCTTTTTTGCTAGCTATAGAGTGAATGATTATATTTTTAAACCCGTCTCTTAAGGCTACTTCTAATTGATCCTGTAAGTGAAGTGCATCTGTTTCATCTAAATGTATTCCAATAATCGAGCTGTAATAACTAGAGTTATTTTCTTTACGTATGATTTGTATTTCTTGTTCTCCAAACCAGTACGTAAACCCCATACAACCCTCGTGTCCAGGTACTCCGTTAAGACACACAACATCTGATTTAAAATCAGGGATTATAATTTTATCTAAATTTTTAATTAAAGAATTAAATTTTCTATTGTATATTGTCTTATTCATTTTTTATCCTTTGTTAAGTTGATATAAGTATGTATTGCATTCGATATGCCAAAACGCCTTAGTGTTATATAAGACTAGAGACCTTTTTCAGTGTTGAACTTATTTACAGTGTTTGTTTTATTCTGAGATTTATTTGTTTTAATTACTTGATTTTATTTGTTGTTTTTATTTGTGTTGAACTTTTTATCAATTCAAAAAACTTCAACACTTTTTAATATTTCAAGCCCATCTGCTATTTATATTACAAAGTCAATGCCTCAAATATAGCATTTAAACCCCTTGTCCTTATATAAGTATAAGCAAAACAACCAGTCAAACCCCGATCCTTAATGATATCAGCAACTTAGCAGTATTATCCGATAAGTTTGATTATGTTACATATTCGAATCCCCAATGAATCAAGTGGCTTGCAAAAACATAAGGGGTTTATTAATAGGTGATTGAATGGCTCGGTTGGTCTTGTATCAGATGCAATATATAATAGATGGCTGAATACACTTGACAGGATCTAATAGGTTGGATGTGATAACGGGGCGGTGGGGGGTTGGTATATGATGTGCGTTCAATGCACCGCAGATATATACCACCCGGCCCAAAAAGCAACACTTAGTCGCGCCGCGTTAATACATAGGTCCATAAACCAATTTGGAGATAAACATGGAAGAAAAGTTTCTAAACGACGACGAAACATTAGATTCAAAAACCCCCCGCCCCGAACCCCCTTACGTACCTCCGGAGCCCATTTTCCCTGGCGACCCTGATTATCCAGAATTTCCAATAGAGACTGCTTCGTTTGTGCCGGAGGTTATGGAAGAAGATCCAGAGCTAGATGCTCCAGATGTGAAGCTCGTAGAGACAGATCCCCGTTTAAATCCCGTGGTGGATGATTTGGAGATTGAGACGGAAGATGTTCTCCGGTCGAAGGCTACCATTACTAAAAACATTGAGGGAAAGTTTGGGTTATTAGAGTTATTGAGCGAAGCTATTGTGTTCAGTGACAGGATTCGGCAATTAATAACGGAGCGTCCGGATTTGTTAGAGATGGACGAGCATGAGTTAAAGATGAGTATTCAGAAAAAATGTACGTTAACTCTTCTCCGATTGCGGATGAGTTTATGGCAGGAGTATGAATCAGCAAGGCAGTCAAAAAGAAAGATGTATTTTACGAAGATTTATGCGGGGATTTGTTCCGAGCATGTTGCCAGTAAGATTATTAAGGATCAAGAGAAGTTGGCGTTTATAATTTGTCCGCCTTCCGATTACTTGGTGCAGTTGAAGGAAGCGCATAGCGCGGGGTTAAACACTTTGCGGGAGATATTAGCTGCGAAGGTTGTGGATGAGGATGGATATTTACTACCAAGAGCTGCGGACGTAGTCATTAAGGCTTTTGCGCTATTAGATATGCGGCTTAAGGGAGCTATTGTTCAGAGAATTGACTCTCGGGTGATTTCGCAGAATCAAAATGTTTCGGTGACGGCGGATATTTCTCAGACCCCCGCCCCACAAATTGGTAGCACCATGAGTGAGATTGATAGGCAGCTTGAGAATGTTAAGGCCAAGTTAGTGGAGTATGGTTTAGCGCCGAAGCATCCTACGTCGCAACAGTTAGAGCGGGCGGCAAAGGGTTTAGAGGTTGAGGTGTTAGCGCATAACGATTCTTCGACTGCTCTGCGTGGGAACGGCACTGTGTATGGGAAGTAGTGTAGAGAAAGTAAAGCAATTAGAGCTTGAGCTTTTACAGAGGAAAATAAAGTTAGTTGAGGGGCTTCCGCATATTTACGGGTTTCGTTGGTATAGGTGGGCGTATGAGTATTTTACTTCTACAAATAGGATGTGTTTTTTAACGGCGGGCAATCAGCTCTCTAAGTCTTCGAGCCAAATACGTAAGTGTATAGACTGGGCTATAGATAAATCTAGGTGGGACGAATTATTCCCGAAGAGAATTAGTGATCCCAACGTGTTTTGGTATTTCTACCCGACAGCGGATGTGGCGACGGAGGAGTTTGAGCTTAAGTGGAGTTTATTTTTACCAAAGGGGGAGATGAAAGACGACCCAGTCTATGGTTGGAAAGCGCACTATAAGAATGGAAAAATTTATTGTATAGATTTTAAGAGTGGGGTGACGATTATTTTTAAGACGTATGCTCAGAGTGTGACGGATATTCAGACGGGTACAGTATTTTGCATTTTCCTAGATGAGGAGTGTCCGCTTTCGCATTGGCCGGAGATTCAAGCGCGGTTAAATGCGACAGATGGATATTTGTCAATGGTGTTTACAGCGACGCTAGGACAAGAGCAGTGGAGAAAAACATTAGAAGGCAAGGGGAGCGATGAGCTTTACCCTACGGCGGATAAGTGGCAAGTCACGTTGTTTGATTGTTTAGAATATATTGACGGGAGCGAGTCTCCGTGGAGTTTTGAGAAAGTTCGCAGGGCGGTGGCGCGTGCGTGTAGTGACCCCACAAACCAAGCGGCAGTTGAGGCGTGTGTGGATTTAGTGTCACTTAAAAAACTAGCGTTAACAGTTCAAGATCCAGAGGTGCAGAGACGTATTTTAGGAAAGTTCGTCATGGCTGGTGGGAGAAAGTTTGACAGCTTTAGAAGAGATTTGAATGTTTGCGTGGAACACCCGATCCCTAGTGACTGGTTGTGGTTTGGAGGCGCGGATTACGGCGGAGGTGGTAGTGGACATCCATCAGCGTGTGTGTTTGTGGCTGTTAGTCCAGATTATACAGTTGGGCGCGTGGTTAAGGGGCGTAGAGCGGACGGAGTGACGACAACAGCTAAGGATTTATTAGATATTTACAGAGAGGTTCGGGGCAATACTCGTATGACTCTTCAAGTTTATGATTATCATTGTAAAGATTTTCACACCTTTGCGACACGAGCGGGGGAAAGTTTTATCAAGGCTGAGAAAGATCAGAACTGGGGAACGACTACGATGAACACGCTTTTTAAATTGCGTGCGCTACAGATTTTTGACGAAGATGTTGAGTTAGAAAAATTAATTACAGAATTAGTAAGTCTTCAGATGGAAACGCCGAAGAACGTAGCAAAAGATGATTTTTGCGATGCTTTGAGATACACAGTCATGAGTATTCCGTGGAATTGGGAAGCGTTAGATGCAAAAGAGATTGACTTAGAGTTACGTAAAAAAGAGCCTGTTAAAAAGCCACAACCTACTCAAGAAGATGAGCGAAGGGATTTCGTACTAGGCCGAGGTCGAGACGAAGAATATAATTATACGGCTGAAGACGAGTGTAGTGACTGGGATGGGTTAATAAATGAATTTGACAGCTAAGGAAATATTAGAAATCATAAAAGAGTGCAAAGGCTCTGTACAATCTTTGGAAATAAAAAAGGGAGCCGTATCAGTAGTTTTTAACTCTACACAAATTGAGGCTAAAAACTCTACTTCAGTACCGCCAAAGTCTGAAGAAAACGAAAGCGTTAACAATTTACCATTTGATTTTTCATCGTCGCAAGCTTCCCAAGAGGAATCAGAGCAACAGATGATAGACGATTTGAAGGTTGTTGATCCGCTTAAGTATGAAGAGTTATTAGCATTAGGAGAGTTAGAAAATGGCCAAGACGATAGCGGATCTTAATAAAATTTATCACGACAGCGTTAGCGCAGATAAAGAAATTTATGCTGAGCAAAGATCAAATGTTATGTTAATTTCCGGAAATCATTATGCTGGAAAAGGTTCAAAGCACTGGAATAGAATAAGGGATTTGCGCGATGTTCCGAGTGAAACAAAAATTAGACTTACAAAAAATCATATTCAGAAAATTACAAAGAGTTATTTAAACAATTTAGTCAATCAAAGTCCAAGCGTTCAGATCACTCCAAGAAACGAGAGAGAGAATCAAGATATAAAGTGTGCTGAACTTAATAATTCTGTTTGGCAGTATGCTAAGGACACTTTAAATTTAGATTTAAAAGTTATTGACTGGGCAAAAGATTATATCGACATGGGTGAGACTGTTGTTAAAACATTTTGGAACCCCCACGCAGGTAAATTTCTAGGTTACAATCAAGCTGTAGATGAAAACGAACAACCCCTTACAGATGAAATGGGTCAACCTGTAGCAGACGAAAAACAACCGCAGTTTGCAGGTGAACTACAGATAGAACAAATTCTCCCAAGTAATTTAGGGCGAGATGCGAATTGTACTAAAATGGAAGATTCCCCGTACCTTTGGGTGCGAAAAATGATTCCTCACGAAGAGGCACTTGCTCTTATTGGCAATGATGAAAGTAAGAAGAAGTTTGTAGAGCCGGGTCAAAAAGATGAATACATGACTTTTGATGCTACAATTTCTGATTACACGACAATGAAGGGTCAAGTTTTAATTATTGAGTATTATTTTAAACCTTGTGCGACTTATCCACAAGGATATTTCTATATTACAACAAAAGAGGGTATTTTATTTGAAGATATTCTTCCTTTTGGCATATATCCGATTAATTATGTGGGTTTTGACTCTATCCAAACGAGCCCCCGCCACAGATCAATCGTCAAGCAATTACGCCCTTATCAGATAGAAATTAACCGAACTGCGAGTAAAATCGCAGAACATCAGGTCACTTCAGACGATAAAATATTGATTCAGTCTGGGACAAAGATTAGTTCGGGTGGATTAGCAAGTGGAGTGAGAGCAATTCAGTATTCTGGCCAAGCCCCGACTATTTTAGAGGGTAGAGCCGGAGCGCAGTATGTGGATTACATGAATGGTCAGATACAAGAGATGTATCAAGTGGCTAACTTAGCTGAGGATATGGAGAATAAACCTACTCAGAGTGCAGATCCGTATGGATTATTATTTAGATCAGTTAAGGATCAGAAGAAATTTACGATTTACGCAAGTAAGTTTGAAGGATTTTTAAAAAATGTTTGTCAGACTTATTTAAGTTTAGCGAAGCAATATTATGATGAGCAAACCATTATTCCTATGGTTGGAAAAAACGAGATAGTTAACATTCCGGAGTTTAAATCGACTCAAGAATTAAAAACACAAATCAAAGTTATTCCAATGACAGACGATGTGAACTCTATGTTTGGAAAGTGGCTTGCGATTAATCACATGCTTCAGTACTCATCAGCACAATTAGGTAAAGAAGACATTGGTCGTTTAGCGAGAAATATTCCGTATGGAAATTTTGAGGAAAGTTTTTCTGACCTTATGCTCGATTACGATTTATCCACAAATTATATTTTAGCGTTAGAGCGCGGAGAGTTTCCGAAGATTGGTACAGAGGACAACAAGAGTTACATGATAAAGCGTTTAGCAAAACGCATTCGTCAGAGTGATTTTCAGTTTTTACCTCCGGAAGTGCAGACAAATTTCGAGATGTCTAAACAGAAGTATGAGGAAATGGACGTTCAAGAAAAGATGGCCATTCAAAGAGCGCAGCAAGGTTTTATTCCGACAGGCGGGCCTCTTATTAAAACCGATCTTCAGGTTCAAGAGCCGAACACTACGGGCGGCATGAAGACAACAAGAATGGCATTCCCGATTGAAGCTCTTAGTTGGCTACAAAAACAACTTGAAGTTCAGGGAAGTAATTTACAAGATTTAATGAGTATGGACCAAGCAACACAAGCTAGTCTGTCTCAAGAATTTATACCTCAGAGTCAGGTGTTTAATCAAACAGACCCGAACTCTGGGAAAACACAAACAGTGGCAACAAAACCACAAGGAGAAATGACAAATGGATTTGGAACAAACCAATTCTGAAGTAGTGCTAGACACATCTAGCGAAAACATCGAGTTCGTAGATACAGCAAGTGCGAAACCTGTTGAAGAAACAGCACCGCCTAAAGCTGGCGCCCCGGCTCAGTCTAAAATGGAAGCCTTAAAGCAAGCAGCCGATAAAGTTGGAAAAACATCTCCAAAAATTGCGGCATCTACTCCGGTAGAGCCTGCGGCCCCTGCATGGGTTCCTGACTTTAAGTTTAAGGTCATGGACAAAGAGCACGAAATTGACCCTTTATTTCACTCCGTCATAAAAGACGAAGACACATTAAAGAAGGTCAAGCGTTTACACGAACAAGCGATGGGGATTCCTCACTTGGAGCAAAGCCGTGATGAATTTAAAAACAAATTTTTAACAACGCAGCCCCGCCTCGATGAATATTCGAGAGTAGAGTCTCGTTTAAACAAGCTGTCTCACTTTGTTGAGCAGAAGGATTTTGGTTCATTTTTTAATGAAATCAAAGTTCCAAAAAAAGAAATTTTCGCATGGGTAAAAAGAGAAATTGATTTACTGGACGCCCCTCCAGAAACTCGCGCTCAATATGAACAAGCACAAGTTCAAAACTCACGAATGTATGAACTTCAACAAGAAAACGAAAATTTCCGTCAGCAACAAGCGTCTTTTGAGCAACAACGCTCAGAGCAAATGTTAGATCAATCCATTACCCAAATGGCTGGCGCTGAAGCTAATTTTTACAACGAAAGAATGGGTAACCCTGCGGCGTTTAGAGATTATGTAATTTCTAGAGGTCAGCAAATTCAGACAATGACTGGACAACGGGTTCCGATTTCTCAGGTTCTTGAACAAGTTCGACAAGAATTTCAAAAGCTAGGAGTAATGCCACAAGCTACCACTCCGTCCGCACAACCTGCATATCCGCAGATTGTACCGGCTAACCAAAAACCTGCAATTCCAGTCATTAAGGCTGGCGGCGCAAGCCCTGTTTCTACACCAATTAAATCTATGAAAGATTTAAAAGAAAGAGCGGCTCAATTTTAATTTATTTCAAGGAGAAATAGACAATGGGAACAAAACGTACGTTTCAAAACATGTTAAATGAATTTTTAACATATGATTTAATGAAAGAACAACTTATCGAGCGTGATTGGTTTTTACAAAATGTAGAACACGATTCAGGCTGGAAAGGTGGAACTTTACCAGTTCCGTTCTATGGTACACAAGCAACATCTATTAAAATGGGTGGATTAACTTCATCTAACGACGTATCTAAGCATAAATACGTTCGTGGTTCTGTGACTGATTACAAAGAAGCATGGGGAACTTTGCGCTTTGAGCACAGAGATTTAATGGAGCAAGACGGAGCAGTAAATGAAAAATCATTCTTAAAGATTTTACCAGGTCAGGTAGAAGATTTTTCAATGATCATGAAAGAGCAAATGTCAAAAATGCTTTTAAGTGGTTCAGTTGTAGCAACAGCTACTTCAAGTGCGTCGAATGCAACAGGTGTTTTTACAGTAGATCGCGTAGAGCGTTTTCACTTAGACCAAAAAGTTATCTTGATTGACTCAGATTCGGCACAGATCGAAGTTTATGTTATCAATATTAATTTAAACACGAATCAAGTGACTTTCTCTTTAACAAGAGGCGGAGCTTTTGCGAACTTACTTGCTTACACAGTGGCAAACAGTGCTAAGTTTTGGTATGATGGCGTTCTAGTAGGTGGAGTAGAAACTAATGGTTTCTCACACTTAAAAGGAATGTTGTTAAGCCAAGCAAATGGTGGTTTAGCCTCTTTGTATGGTCAATCAAAATTATTGTACCCATACTTACAAGCATTAAACATAGATGGTTCATCAGTATCTTCATCGAACATTAAGTTGAAGTTATTTTCTGCTTATAACGAAATTCGTCAAAAAGCTCGTGGTAACGCGAACACAATTTTGATGTCGTTTAAGTGGATGGGTCATTTAATGGCTCAGATTGAAGATCAAAAAGGCGCTTTCAAAGTTACTGTTAACTCTGAAAAAGCATCTTTATATGGTTGGACTGAAATCACAATTACTTCAGTTAAGGGAACTTTAAAAGTAGTAGCAATTCAAGAGATGGATGACGACTGTATCCTTTTCTTAGATATGGCTGCTATGAAGTTTTACTCTAATGGCGAAATGATGAGAAAGCGTACTGCTCCAGATGGAAAACAGTATTATGAAGTTCGTGAAGACGACGGATATTTCTACTTAGTAGATATTTGTACGTTTGGAGAACTTATTCTACACGCTCCAACAAAGTGCGGGATCTTATACGGAATACCTGCTTAATAAAAGTCGGGGTGAGAAATCACCCCGCTTCTTTCTTCTTACGGAGTTAAATTGAAGTTAGATTTACTCATCAAAGAAATTCCAGAGCAAAACACGCGAGAAAATTTTGAGCGCATCAAAAGAGAAGTAGAGGCGCAGCAAATTCTTGACGGGTTTTGGCGTTTTTTTGAGGTCGAGTTCCCAAGCGGTGGAACTGACATACCAATTAAACATAACTTGAGTTTTATTCCACAAGATATCATTTTTTTATCTGTTGAAGGAAATTATAATTTTTATTTTAACTATAATTTATTCAACGCAAGCAATATTTATATAACGACACAGGGCGCGTGTCGTGTTCGGTTTTTAGCTGGCAGTTATAAAAATAAAGCATACGGCGGAAGTAAAAAGGATTTTTCTTTCGTCCCCCCACAGATCGGAGGCGGTGGCTCAGGGACGCCGTGGTTCACGGGGGCTGGGAACCCAACCGGAACACTCGGATCTGTGGGGGATTTTTACTTAAACACAACAAATAAACAGGTTTTTTTAAAAACTGGACTATTAATTTGGACGTTGCAAGGTGACTTACAAGATAGCCCCTTCGAGACGACGGAAGTTGTATTGACAGTAAATGAGCCAAGTATTTCTGCGACAAAACTTGTATATTCCGATTCAGCAACGACTGTTAAATACGCAGACAGTTTATTATATTCAACAAGTAAAACAATAGGTGTAGCAAAAAACACAGCGACGCTTGGGAATCCGATTAATATAGTGACGTATGGACCATTTAGTGACGCATCCTTTCTTTGGGCTGTAAATACTCCTCTTTATTTAGGGTTAAATGGAAACATCACAGACATACCCCCGTCTAGTGGTCACTTAGTATTTATTGGACATTCTATGGGAATTGGTAAAATATTTATAAGGATAGAAGAAACTTTCGTTTTATAAGGAGATAAAACAATGGCAGCAAAAAAATATCTTGCATTATTAGCGGGTAAAAAAACACAAGTACAAGCAACAGTAATTTCAACAGGTGCGCCGAATGACGGCGACATCGTAGCTTTAGACTCATCGGGAAAACTTGATGTATCGGTTTTACCTACAGGCGTAGGCCCGGACGTAAAAATTGTTTTAGCATCTGAATCAATTGGCGCTGGAAAATACGTAAATATTTACGACAATGTCGGAACAGCAAATGTGCGTTTAGCTGACAATTCAAATTCGAGAGAAGCTCACGGATTTGTTAAAGATGCTGTAGCAAATGCGGCTAATGGAACTATTTATTTTGAAGGGGCAAATGATGACCTTACGGGCTTAACAGCCGGAGCACGTCAGTTTTTAGCTACAGCGGGCGGCGTAACTGCCACACCTCCAACTTTTCCAACAGCGGCCATTTCTCAATTAGTAGGGGTTGCGGTTTCTGCAACAGAAATTAACACAGACATAGATGATTTAATCGTCTTGGCTTAATACATGGCTAACGAAAAGCCGCTTATTTTAAAAAATGGTAAAAGGTCTCAAATGGTGTCTGGCACAGACACCATTGATCCTGTATTTTTACCAAGCGGTTCTGGCTATCAAAAGTATTTTATCCCTGCTCTAGAAACTTACACAATTCCTTTATATCAATCGAGTGTCATTACTGGCCCGATGGATATTGAGGGAATTGTTGTATTAGATGGAAGACTTGAGGTTTTATGAGTTCTTTTATTACTAAAACAAAAGTTACTTCAGCGAGTATTCCAAACGCGGCGGCTGGTAAAGTAAACGAGTTTGTAGATACAGCCGACGGATATACAAAATCAAAAAATGAAACAGGCGTTATAGAAGTATATTCAGGAACGGCGGCTGTTGCAGCTCACGTTGCTTTACCAGATCCACATCCACAGTACTTAACATCTGCTGAAGGTAATGCAGCTTATGCGCCACTATCACACGTTGGAAGTAATGGTGCACAACACTCAGGCGCTACAACAAGTGTAGCTGGCTTTATGAGTGCGGCTGATAAAACTAAGTTAGATGGAATTAGCGGAACAAGAATTATAAAATCAGGCGTTATCTCAGCAGCATCTTTTTTAGGTGCGCCAAGAAAAGCGACTGTTACATTTAGTGCAGCTTTCCCAAATACAAACTATTCAATTATGGTTTTAGGCGGAAACGCTAGAACATGGTCTTTTGAAACTAAGTTAGTTGGAAGCGTAGTTATAAACGCAAATGCAAACGCTGCTTTATCGCAAGATGTTTTATGGATTGCCATAGATCATGGCGAGAGCGTGGAGTAATTTATGGCTTTAATAGTAGATGATTTACAAATAGAAAATACAATTACTGGATCGGGATTAACAACCTCTGTTCAATCAGAAATCACAGCTCAAAAAGGATCTGTGAATGGGATTTGTGAGCTTGATGGTTCTGGATTTATTCCAGCAAACAGAGTTCCAAACTCTTTAGAAGAAATATTGGAGTTTGCAAATCTTGCAGCTTTCCCAGCAACAGGCGTTACGAATAAAATATATTTAGCTCTAGATACAAATAAAACATATCGCTGGACTGGGTCTGTTTATTTAGAAATAAGTCCGAGTGATGTTAATAGTGTCTTTGGTAGAATTGGGAACGTAGTAGCTCAAAATGGTGATTACACAGCGGCTCAAGTTGGGGCTGATCCCAGCGGAAGTGCGGCTAGCGCTCAAGCCTTTTCTATTCAAAGAGCAAATCACGCAGGAACTCAATTAGCATCTACAATTTCAGACTTCGCAACAACAACAAGATCCACTGTATTAACAGGACTTGTGACAACTCCGACAGAGATTGAAGCAGCTCCGACCGATACAGTTTTGGAATCTATTGGAAAATTACAAGGACAAATAAATCTTTGGACAGAATTAGTCCAAACTACACAATTAACAAATGCTTCAAATGTGACTCTTACTAATATTACAAACCTTGCTTTCGCAGTTACGGCAGGAAAGAGATATAGAATTGAGGCCATGATTTTATATAGATCAGGACAAGCAGCTACAGGTATGGCTTTAACGGCGGTTCTCAGTGGTGGGGCGGCAGGAACACTTGCTCTAATTGCATCAATCCCATCAGGCGGCGACGGAACAGATTACATTCATCAAGGGTCTATCACGGCATCAGCCGATGTTGTTACAGCTCCAAACACTCCAGTCGTAAATTCTGCTTTCTGCGCTCAACTTGAAGGAATATTTGTTTGCACTGTATCAGGAACTTTCACGCCACAATTTAGATCAGAAACAAATGGTCAAACTATCACTGTGCAAATCGGATCAAATCTGATTGCAAGGGAGTTTTAATGATAGCATTTAAAACTTTTAATTTATGTCCAGAATCAGAGCGACCTTTAAACATACCATTAGCGTGGCCCTGGCAGGAATTGCCTTGCGAAGAATTTCAGATAGAGCAATATGAACAGCTTGGCTTTACGGTTGTTACACCTGCGCAGTATCAAGCGCACAAAGCAGCACATCAGGCAGCTTTCGGTGCTTGGAATATTGAGTATAATAATTCAGTTAAGTATTATAAAATATATGATTTTGTTTCCAATAAAAACTATTACGACACTTCAGAAGTTCCGCTAGATTTAGATTTTAGAACATCATTAAAGAAAATGCTCCACAGAAAATCTACTTTAATAAAAGGTGAATGCATCACAGAAGAATATTACGAGACCTGCACAGTAAATGCTCAAGGTGTTTTAAGTTATTCTAATTTAATCGTTTCAGAACATCACGCATTTACTAGAGATCCATTGGGTTTTCCAGTGATGAGAACTTCGCACTTGCACTTCTATGATAAAAACGGCGTAGAAAGTCCAGAGTCTAAGCACTGGATTAAGTTTTATAATAGTCTAGAAAAAATCCAAGAGGGAAAAACTAGACGTGGAAACTTAGTTGATAATTTGCAGATGCCTTGTATTGGATTGATTTCAATTGCAATGACTGGTTCACCATTCCCTAATCCTACTGTAATTTTAGAGGGGCGCAGATTTTTATTTGATTACAAAAAAGAGTTTGATTCTTTTGTTGATGAATCGAATCGTGAAATCGTGGCGTGCTTTAATGATCCTGCAAATGCTCGGTATGCTTCTGCAAGTAAATATACTTGGATTAATTCAATGACTCCTTATGGTGTTACAATTAGACAATTCTTAATAGGAGAATTAACAATCTAGCCGTTAGTTGTATTGACTAGAGTCTAGTAGTAGCAAACAATATTTTGAGAGGTATAAATGATCGACAAACAATTAGTTTTAAAAACACTACATCAAGAGCTGACAAAAACATATATTCAATTAGACGTAAATAGTCGTGCTCAGTTTGTATTTCAAGCCCCGTATAATGCTAAAAATAATGATACTTGTCTTAGAACCGAATATACTTATGCGGGACCAATATCTACGACAATTATAGGGCTTAAAGAGACCGAAAGCGTGTGGCTGTCTGCGTATGATACTGCGGCAGGCTTTACGACATAAGGAGTAGAAATGTTTCAACAGCATTATAGGCACGCGATATTTAATCAGGGTCAACATCCATATAGACATTCGTTAACTGAATTTTCTTTTACAAATCCAGCCCTTCCAAATGTGACAAATCCAGAAGCAGCTATGAATTGGATTTTAGCAGTACTTTACCCGCAGACTAAACCTGCGGTCGCCACTGTTGCAGCACTTCCTTTAGTTGGAAACATTTTAAATGATTATCGAGTTGTCCATGATGATGGCGACGGAAAAGCAGCAAGCTATAGATGGGAACAAAGAGAGGGTGAAGGCGCTCCAAGTTGGCACAAAATTTATGATATGGATTGGGGTTCAGATTCAATTCTCGCGGATTTTTATAACATTACTCAAGACAAATATGTTATTCGTTTAGGTAGATCAGACAAGGATATTTCAGGAAACGTAATTACAGGAATGTTTGCAGGGCAAAAAATAGCTGGCGGAGATTTAACTAATCAAAATCTTACACTCGAATCAAATTCATTTGATAACACGGGTTATGTTCAAACAGTTAATCACTTTAGACCTACAACGAATAACTTAATTGATTTAGGAACTACGCTAGAAAAATTTAGAACAGGTATCTTTGGTACAAGCCTTCTTGTTAATACATTAAGTTTCACAACAGGCTTAATTACTGATTCAACGGGAAATATTTCTTTTGGTTCAGATAATTTAATTACTACAGGAAATTTTGCAGCAAACAACATTACAGCGACGACAAAGTTTCAAGTAGGCGCTTTAGAAATTACAGACGGCCAAATCATTGATGGATCTGGGACGATTGATTTTGTAGCTACAGATATTACAACGACAGGTCAGATTATAGGTGGCGTAAATAGCCAATTAGCAGATTTTACATTTACCAACGGCAGCTTAATAAGTGCAAGTGCGACGATTAATTTTGGTGCAAATAATTTATTAACTACGGGAAATGTTACAGGTGCAATAGGCACATATTCGCAAGTTGACGGGGGTAATTTACGTTTATCTGTGAACACGTTAAGCTCTACAAATGTAAATGGAAACATTTCAATTTCTCCAAACGGCACAGGTATTGTTGATATATTATCAAGCATGCAAACGCTTGCGATAACATCAACAGGCGTTGTAACTGTTACGGGTCAAATTAACATAGATAATTTACGATTTGATAATAATACAATTTCAACAACAAACTTAAACGGAAATATCTCTCTTATTCCAAATGGAACAGGTGAGATTGAATTTGGTAATTTAATATTTCCTTCCGTCACTTCGACACAAGACATAGGAAAAGCGGCTAATTTATTTAGAAAATTATTTTTAAATTCTGCGATTAACGATGGGACTCTAGAAATAACTGTACCAACTTTGATTTCTCTCCGCGATATAAATGTCGGCGCTACTTCCGGAATGACTTTATTTTATGATGGCACAAAGTGGAACGCTTCTTTACCGGATACGGAGATTACTCACAACACCTTGTCTGGATTAGTTACAGGCGACGCCGGTCACACACAATTTGTGATGTTAGCTGGAAGAGCGGGCGGTCAAAACATTATAGGCGGAACAGCTGCGAGTGAGAATTTAACTCTTGAATCAACTTCAAATGTTACAAAAGGCACTGTACAGACTAAAGATCACTTTACACCTTTTACAAATGCAAGTTTTTCTGGAACTTGGCAGGGTACAGACTTAGGTACTCCAACAAGATATTTTAGAGACTTATATACTAAGGGTGAGCTTAAGGGCGCACGCTTAGAAAACTTTACGTTCGCAACGCTCCCAAGTTCAAGTTCACAAAACACGGGACGCCTTGCTTGGACGACGGATCAGAAAAAAGTTTATGTAGATAATGGCATTTCTTGGCAAGTCGCTGGCGTTGCTAAATACATTAACGATGAGTCTTTTGATGGAGTTCAGCTCACAAAGACTGTTACTGTGTCGGCTAATATTACTGACGCACGTAATGCGGTTTGGGCGTTACATGACAACGCTAATGACTTTGAGCAAATTTTTTGTACTATTAAAAAAACATCTGCAACGCAAGTTCAGATCATTACAAACGGCGCGCTTCCAGCGGGAAGCTATCGTTTAATTGGTATTGAGTAAGGAGAAAAGATGAAAATATATTCACAACTTGAGGTTGCAAGTTTCGAGAACTTAAGTGCAGATCCCGCACTTTTACCTATTGGGCGCATATGGCACAATACAACTACAGATCGACCTAAAATAAATTTAACTGCAGGTATCCGTAGATTAATGTTTTTAGAAGATTCACTCATTATAGGGACAAGTGGGACAGCGGCAAATAATTTAAAACTGCACAGATCGGCTAATGGGGTTATGCAGCTTGTGGCTGCCGACGACGCTACTTCTGAGGCAAGTCCCGCCACATCTCTTCGTCAATTTGGTTTTAACTTAGAGAACTACACAAACGCCGGCAAACCTGCTGCTGGAAATGCGGGCCGACTAATTTGGTTAACAGATCAAAAAACAATCCTCGTGGATGACGGTGTTATTTGGAAAATTTCAGGCGGAGGAGCGGGTGGCTCCGGTGTCGTATGGAATAATGGAGTAAACCCTCCTTTTCCAGATGTAGATTTAGCATTAAACCCAGTTAGAAAATACCTAGCATCGGATACTCAAAATTTGTTAGCCGCAATTAAAGTTCCAAACACTTATGGTGGAGGTCAGCAAGTTAAATTAGTAATTTCCGCAGCGGCGGGTGATTCCGTTGGAAATTATTTAATTAGATCGGTAGCCACTTTAATTAGACAAGGGGTGGATGTTATTACATCGGTTGCCAACCAAAGAACTTCTACAAACGCAGCTATTGCGGCAGCAGATCAGGTTTATAAAAAAATAGAATTAGATCTAACCGACGCGAGCGGTTTAATTAATGGAGTTGTTGTTTCAGCAAACGACATAATCTTAGTATCGTTAATAAGAGGGGTTGACACATCTACGGCAGATGTTTCAGTCTTAGATAAAAACACAGAGCTTGTCATAGGCTAAGGAGAAAAAATGAGAATTTTTATTACACTAGTTTTAATTTTTTGTGCAAGTTTTATAAACGCGCAAGAAATATCAGACACAACAAAACAACAAACCCAGCTTAACAATTTAATTGCAAACGCTGGCTTTGAAAATGGTAAAGCGGGATGGGTTAACTCAGGCGGAACTTTTGCGATAAGCACATCTTCCCCGTTGTTTGGAAAGCAGAAGGCAACTTTTACGGCTTCCGCAGCTTCACAGTATTTTGAAACTACAGCGGTTCCTGTTCCGGTTGGATTACAGGGGCAAGATTGTTTAGCCTCAGCGACTTATAATGGAGCTGATTCTAATTTATACTTAAGCGTTTTTGATGGAGCTTCGGTTGAATTAGTTCCAGCTCTTTCTAGAGCGACTTTAAACTCTAGTTCTGGACAAAAAAATATTAAATTATATTTTACTTGCCCTAGCTCTGGATCTGTAAAGATAAGAGTCGCATCTACGGCGGCATCTGTGATTGGGTCGTTTGATAACTTTTCATTGGATAAATCGGACGCAGAGCCAGTAAAGCAAGCTCAATTTCTTGGAGATGTGTATTACGGAGCTTCGATAAATGCCAATACGGCATCAACTACTTTTGTTGACGCCAGTGTTGTTAATTCTCCAACATATACAAATTTAACAGCCCCTACTGTTAATCGTATAGGTTTCAGAATCCCTAACATGCCTAAAGGTCGTTACAAAATTATAGCCAGCGGTTTTGTGGCTTTTGTTGGAAGCACTACTTCAAACACAGCGTCCATAATTTCATTCGCTTCCAGCGATATAGCTACAGCTGATTTTTGCGGCTACTTGGGTACAAGTGGAAATACGTCTGGAGTTACTGATGTAAGATCGGCAGCGAGTTTTGTTTGTGAGTATAACAACACTTCTGACCAAACCAATAAAGAATTTTGGTTGAAGATGAAGGCGGAGAATGGGACTGCCAGCCTATTTAACACTATAGGATCTAGAATTTCAGTTTACTATTATCCAGCCGGGTCAGATGTTGTTATAAATTCAAAATGCCCTAATGATATTGCGTGTGCTAATGAGTTTAGTACCTCAGCAGGGGCAACGGGAATTGTAACTAAAGAAAATTTAGATTTTATAAATGGAAACTGTTCTTCTTCGGGATCAATATACACTTGCAATTTTAACTCTTTGATTTTTTCTCAAGCTCCTAATTGCAGTGTGGTCACGGATATAAACACAAATGGATCTGCCGCCACAATAGATTCTATATCATCTACGCAGGTTGTTTATCGAACGTTTATAACAACCACAGCGGCCTCTACAGATTTCCCCGTTAGACTTTTTTGTCAAAGGGCTTCGGGTGATTATAAACCTAGGCAAGATATTCCTGCGTTTTTAAGTAGCACTGTTACAAGCTCGTTAAATAATGTTAGAAGTGAGTTTGCATCTATCGGAGGCCCCGCACAAACATCCTGCACTTCTACACCTTGTACTATTGATTCGCAAAGTGGTTTTGTTAGCAGTGTAACCAGATCTTCTACTGGGGACTACCTTGTTAATATGTTTGCTGGAATTTGGTCGTTAAAACCAACGTGCACCTGTAGTGCTACAAGCGTGGGGGTTTCTGCCAGAGCTTGCACAATAACTCAAGCCACCAATACTACTAGTCTTAACGTAATAGTTCACAACGGAAGCACTAATTTTGATGGGTATGTTAATCTAAAGTGTGATGGCATAAGATAGTGATTAATGAGTCATTTAAACCATTTTACAAAAACGGAATCATTGTCCAAATGGATGGTGATTCTGGCGATTCATGTCAGCGCGTTGGTACTTATTTATTTCTAAATTGGATTGTAGGAATTAAAGATGTCATCACGGCGTCAGACATGTTTTATAAACTTCAATCTTCTAGGGGCAGATTTAGAAGAACAAACGATTTAAGTCATTGGGGTTCAAGACCTTCTAACCTGTCTCGTGACCAACTAAGCGTTATGAGACTTGCACTTAGCGTTTATAAATCAGCACAATTTAATACAACCTATTTATTGCAATTAAAAAGATTTGGATTTAATCAAAACTTTTTAAGGGGCACAGATGACCCTGATGAAAAGTGGAAATGTCCAGACGTTATGCAACCAGAAGAACTCACTTGTTGGATTAGACACAACGACTTTTGGATGCTTTACCCACTAGTCTTTTGTATAGATTTTTTATTTTTAATTTATCTTTTATATAGAGATCCAAAGAGCTGGGATTCTGACAACATGACAGCACAGAAGATGTACTATGCGGTCTTGAACATGCCAACTCCGGTTGCCAAACTGGCATTTGCTCTTTACACTAAAACGAATTACCTAGACTGCATAGATAACTATTATGCCGCTAGTAATAACGGGATTCCACCAATGGCTGAACTTTATAGAGAAGCCGATAAAAAAGTAAGGGAGAAATTATGGGAAAATACATTTTGGTTGCGTTGGTTTTTTTAACTGGTTGCTCTCACAAAATCATCGGAAAAAATTGTTTAAAAGCAGAAACTTCAGAGTTTCATGTTTGTGACACTTTAAATTTACTAGGAAAATAAAGTGGACGCGATTCAGACCATATCAGCAATATGGCCAGTAGTTACGGCACTCATTGGTTTAATTGTTTGGCTTGTTAGATTAGAAGGAAAAGTATCACACTCAGAAAAACAACTTGACGCTCTACAGATAAAACATGAGAGCCTAGATTCTAAGGTTGTAGAACAATTAGCAGATGTGAGAGAATCACTGGCAAGAATAGAGGGCGCATTGGGCGTCACCTCACAAAAACAATAGGAGATAACATGGAAAAAACAGTACAAGAAATCGCATTAGAAATCGTAAAAAAGCATGGTAAAGCAATGGCTTTAGAATTAGTAGCCGCTGCGGCTATCCCAGCTTTAGAAGTTGCCGTTAAAAAATCTGCAACACCTGTAGATGATTTAGTTGTTGCTGCATTAAAAGAGCCCTTAAAAAATGCTCTTATCGACATTTTAGAGAAAATCTAATGAAGATCAACTTCGTAAAACTTTTTGCAAGTTTCGGAGTTAAGTTTGTTGCGGGCCTCACCGGAATTAAGGCGTGGCTCGTAAACTTTATTTTAAATAAAGTATTTAAAGTTTTATCCGTAGTTTGGAAAGATACTATGGAAACATTAAAAGATAATAAGACTTTAAAAGAGTATAAAAAAGAAATTGAAAAACCTGTTGAAGAAATAGATAAAGAAAAAAGGAAAGAGCTTGAAAACGATATTCTTACTGGCCGCTAGTTTTATTTTAGTATCGTGTAAATTCGATGCGATTGGATTAACGCCAGCATTTATTTATCCTAAAGAAAATATTGCTTCAGTTCGCAAGATTACTAAATCATGCCCTGTCGAAGTCTCAGAGCCGACAGAAGTTTCACTTAAAGAATTAACTGGTTGGGTTTGTATCCCCCCAGATCAAGTACAAAAAATAAGACGTGCTCATGAGAAAGAGTGCGAAAAATCACTTCAAGCAGCCCCGCCAGAAGTAAACACTGCTAATTTCATGGAGGAATTGGATGTTAACACTAAGCTATGGGTTCCAGAAACCGCAGACTAATGATCGTGGGAATATTGTATTTCCTGCATTAGAACAAAATTTTCAACAATTAAATGACCATGATCATAATGGTGTAAATTCTAAACCAATTAATTCTTCATTTTTAGAAAAGACAAATGTTTCTGTCCCAGCAATAAATTGGGCACTTGTAGCAGGTGGGCATTATACACAAACTGTAACTTTGCCGCTTGCTTTAGAGTACGACAAAGTTATTTTAACATTTCGATTAACAGACGGAACTCAAGTCCACCCAACAGTCAAAAAAGCGTCACTAACACAGTTTACTGTGGACTTTGATGACCCTTCTCAAACCCTAGTGTGTTTAATTAACTAATGCTTTATCAATATAAGCCCGCAGATATTCAAGACTTCTCAGGTGGAATGACCGATCAGTATATGAACGGAAAAATCAACTACGCAGAAGTCATGAGTAATTTTACAATTCTAGATAATAAATCACTTAGAACTAGAGCGGGTACAGTTTTAGATTCAACAACAGATCCGCAAATTCCCGTAGGATCTCAAAGAGTTCAGACGTTAATAAACTACGCAAAAAATACTAAGTTATTTGTGCATTCTGGGAATCGTTTATTTTACAGAAATCCGACAAATTATTCTACTTTGTTAGGGCCAACTGGTAATGATCCTTTTAATTTAGCTGACGCCAACACACATGTGGCGCATACGGAATGGAATAGACATTTAATCATCAGCCCAGAGAGCTGGAACAAGCCTGTAAAGATTTACAAAGATGCAGCAAATGCGTATCAACTTCGTACGGCAGGTTTACCAAACTTAGCTTCTTCCCCAAGTTTAGCTGGGACGGCAGGTAGTGGTGCTTATGTTTATTCGTTTTTTTATAAATATGAATACACTGTTTTTAACCAGGATTTCATTGATTTTGGTCCAGTTACAAACGTGCAGATTTTAAATATTAATTCGCCAGATGTGAATACTATCAACGTCACAGCTATTCCAGTGTTAACTAATTTAGTTGGCGACAACTACGATACAGCAAACTTAAAAATTGTTATTGCAAGGACAATTAATGGTGGACAAGAAAAATATATTGTTGGGGAAGTCATTAACGGAACGACTGTTTTTACAGACAATACTTCTGACACCTTACTCCAAGATAATCCAGCAATATACACTTCGGGCGGCGTGCCTAATAATGATCCCCC